GGATTTGTTAACGAACAACTATCGGTGCATCTATTAAGAATCTCCCTAATCACTTAATTGTGAATGGAGACCTTATTCTTAGTCATTGTCATAATTTAACTACATTATCAGAAAATCTATATGTACATGATAATCTTATAGTGAACAGTTGCATAAACTTGAACGCATTTGCAAAAAATGTAATAGTTGGAAATACTATGAGTTTGGAATTTTGTTTAGATATTAAAGAACTACCAGAAGATTTAAAAGTTGGCAGTTTTATCTATTTTAAAAATACCAAAATAAATAAGAT